CTGTCATGCCAAAATTAAAGCCTCAAAGAAGCAGTAATGTTTCCTTTGGGAATAACCGAAATTTAAATGATGATTAATAAGGAGAATCTAATATGGCAAATCAAGATGCCGCTTTTGGTATGCGTCCTGTAGGTAAAATAGGTGGTATGCCTTTTACTGGTGGACAAAGCCGATATAGAATCGCCGCAAATTATGGAACATCAATCTTTCAAGGTGACATGGTAGCTCAAGTCACTGGTGGTACTGTAGAAGTACACGCTGATGGTGGTACAGTTCCTATTGTAGGCGTATTTAATGGTGTTCAGTATACTGACCCAACAACTAAGGAGCAGAAATTTAGTAATTTCTATCCTGCAAGTACTAATGCTTCTGACATTATTGCTTTCGTTATAGATGACCCAAATGTTATCTATGAAATTCAATGCAATGCAGCTTTTCCAGTTGCAGATTTATTTGGTAACTTTGATATTGCTTACACAAGCTCTGGCAGTACCACTACTGGTATTTCTGGTGCTGAGCTAGATGTGGCGACTGGTGCTACAACTGCTGGTTTACCTTTAAAATGTATTGACATTTCGCAAGACCCTGAAAATTCTGATGTTTCGTCAGATGCAACCAATGTGCACGTTGTGATCCAAAATTCTATTTTTGGTCAAAAAGGTGCAGGCTTAGCGTAGGAGGTAGATAATGGCGATAAGTAGAGCACAACTAGCGAAAGAGCTAGAACCAGGTCTAAACGCATTGTTTGGAATGGAATACGACAGATATGATGCAGAACACGCAGAAATATTTGACACAGAATCTTCTGATAGAGCATTTGAAGAAGAAGTGATGTTATCAGGTTTTGGTAACGCACCAACTAAAGCTGAAGGTGCTGGAGTAAATTTCGATACAGCTAACGAAGTTTACACTGCACGTTATACGCATGAAACAATTGCATTGGCTTTTGCTTTAACACAAGAAGCTATGGAAGATAACTTGTACGATAGATTAGGTGCAAGATATACTAGAGCATTAGCTCGTTCTATGGCTCACAGTAAGCAAGTAAAAGCTGCGGCAGTATTAAATAATGCGTTTGACAGTTCATTCACTGGTGGTGATGGTAAGGAGCTTTGTGCTACTGATCATCCTCTTGGTGGTGGTGGAACATTTAGAAATGAGCCAAGCACGGCTGCTGATTTAAATGAAACATCATTAGAGAACGCTTTAATTGACATTTCAACATTTGTTGATGAAAGGAATATGATTATCGCACTACGTGGTATGAAAGTTATTATTCCACCTCAACTACAATTTGTTGCTGATCGTTTATTAGAGTCAACTCTAAGACCAGGTACATCAGATAACGATGTAAACGCTCATAGAAATATGGGTATGTTACCAGATGGTTACGTTGTTAACCATTTCTTAACAGACACTGATGCATTTTTCATTAAAACAGATGCACCAAGAGGTTTCGTACATTTCGAAAGAGCACCTCTTGCAACATCAATGGAAGATGACTTCACAACTGGTAACATGAGGTTTAAAGCTAGAGAAAGATATTCATTTGGATTTTCTGATCCAAGATGTGTATTTGGATCACCAGGTGCTTAAATAAACCGAACAAATGTTAAAGGCGACTTTACAAGTCGCCTTTTTTTTTATATTCTTAAAAAAAACCTTAACTGCATAATGCAGACAAGCCAAGATAAGGAGAATATATATGGCAAACACAACTTTTTCGAGTACCATTCGATCAAAGAGTGGTTTTAAAGTAATAAATGAAAATAGTACTACTGGTGCTATTACAGAAACTGGTTTTTCAGTTAATTCAACTGGACAGTTAATTTCAATGGGTACAAGAAAAATTCAAACATTTGCTATAAGTTTAGCTGATACAAATGCAGCAGGTACAACTTATGCAGACAATGACGTTCTTGTAGAATTAGGTGAACTAAATACAGATCATCCAGATGCACTTGTCACAGCAAGTAAATTTTTTATTCACAAAGTAGTTTTGGGAATTACAACTGCTGCAGCAAGTGATGCTAATTCATTGGCTAACTTACAATTAAGTGCAACATCAGGTACAGCTACTAACGCTGCTATATCTTCTGGTACAGAGATTGTAGGTGCTGGAGTTGCTTCGTTTAATCCAAGAATTTCAGCAACAGATTCAGTAACAGAAGTAGACATTGATTTAGATGCTACTGCTGGAACATTTCATGTGTTTGAACCAAATATTAGTGCAGCAATTGCAAGTAAAAACTTATACTTAGGTGCAGGTTCTACTTGTGACACAGCTTTAACAGCTTTTAGGGGTACTCTCGAAATAGAATACTCAGTATACTAGGAGGGTAACATGGCTGATGCAGTAGCAAGTCAAACCATACAAGATGGCTTAAAAACGGCTGTTTTAAAATTCACTAACATAAGTGACGGCACAGGTGAAAGTGCCGTTACAAAAGTTGATGTGAGTGCTCTAGGAGGTGATGCAAGTGGACGTGCTTGTACAGACGCAACTATAGAAAAAATATGGTGGCAGTGTACAGGTATGAAAGTTAGTATTCTTTTTGATGCTACATCTGATGTGTTAGCAATACAGCTTGGTGAAAATCAATCTGGTTATCACGATTATACATCTTTTGGTGGATTATCAAACAACTCTGGTAGTGGTAAAACAGGTGATATAAAATTTACTACTGTTGGACACTCTAGTGCAGATACTTACACAATCATTATGCAAGTGAGAAAAGGATATTAATGTCTACAAAGTTACAAGGTGATATAAATGTTATTATTCAAAGATTAGATACTATTGAGAATAATCATCTTGCTCATTTACGTGAAGATATTAAATCTGTAAATCAAAAAATATGGGCGATAGTTATATTAGTTATCGCCCAATTATGCTCTTTAGTTTTAATTTTTTTGTCAAAAGCAATTTGAGGTAAAAATGGCAACATCAAGCTCAACGGATTTTGAATTAGCAGTCGATGACTACATTGAAGAAGCCTTTGAAAGATGTGGCTTAGAAATTAGAACAGGCTATGATTTAAAAACAGCTAAAAGATCATTAAACTTAATGTTAGCAGAATGGGCTAACAGAGGTTTAAATCAATGGACAATCGTTCAAAGAACACAGGCATTAACAGCAGATGATACTGAATATGATTTAGGTACTGATGTTATTGATGTTTTATCTTTAGTTGTAAGAAGAAGTGGAACAGATTTTAACATGTCACGAGTTAGTCGTGATACTTATTTATCTATACCAACTAAAACAACTACAGGAAGACCAACACAATATTTTCTTGATAGACAAATAACGCCTAATTTAAAAATATGGCCTGCACCTGAAAATAGTACAGATGTTATACATTATGATGCTCTTACTAGAATACAAGATGCTGATACTATGCAAAACACTTTAGAAGTTCCATTTAGATTTTATCCTTGTTTAGCTGCTGGTTTAGCATATTATCTTTCAATGAAACGTGCACCAGATCGTATTCAATTACTAAAAAATGTTTATGAAGAAGAATTTGATAGAGCAATGGCAGAAGATAGAGATAGGTCATCATTTACTATAACGCCAACAATGTCATATTATAAGGTTGGATAATGCCAAAATATGCAAATGCAAGTAACGCTTATGTAATTTCAGATCGTTCTGGATTTAGGTATCGTTTTAAAGATACTAGAAAAGAATGGAATGGATTGCTTGTTGGTAAAGATGAATATGAAGATAAACATCCACAACTTGATCCTAGAAATAAAAAACCTGACGCAGAAACTTTAAAAGATGCAAGACCTGAAAGATCAGAGCCATCTATAGAAGTTTTATTAGAATTAAATCCTTTCAAGACAGGTGCTTCTGGAAGTAGCACAATAACTGTTACAGAAAAAAGTCATGGAAGATTAGCATCAAGCACTGTTAGATTTAGGAATGTAGTTTCTTTTGATGGTATAACAAAATCAGTAATGGAAAATTCATCTGGCTTTACTATTGCTAGTATTGTTGATACAAATAATTACACTATAACAGTTTCAGATACTGCAACTATAGGTTCAATAAAAGGTGGTGGCAAAATTGCTTCAGCAGGTCCTGTCACATTGGAGGGT